TTTGAAAAAACACATATTTGTCTGGTACACTTTCAGTTGGAGCAACAATGGTTGTAAACAAGTCTGGATTGTCGATCACTCCATCATCATCTGAGTCAAAAAATCCAACCTTGACTTTTCTTGTGTCATTGTACCCATCTTCAGCAGTGATGTTGCCAATAATCTGCCAATCATAATCATAAGTGAGATTACTTACAAAATCAGAACCCACATTGCTTTTGGTTATCCTAATCTTGTCTTTGACTGTGAAGCCAGTATCAGGATCAACAATTTTAGCATTTGGATCAAAATAAAACTTATTTCTTGTTTTTGATTCAAACACATATTCTGTTGTTCTATAAGTTACTGTGTAACTTACACCATTGGTTTCAAATTTTATCAACCAAGAATCATCTTTGTTGGTTTCTGTGGTGTCTCCTTGAAAAGACAAATTAAAGTTGCCTGATCCTAAATTTTCTTGTGACACAATGTTCCATTGTAGATCATCAACATCATAACTGATTCCAAAATTTTTGTAGTCTATTACATTAGTGATGATGGCTGACTTCAATGTATCTGTGACATAATCAATGAAAGCAGGAATAATTTCAGTGAATCTAGCATCACTAGGCACTAGATCGTTCAATATGATAGGACCTGTGCCGTCTCCAAGATCGCCTTGTCCTCCATTGGAACCATCTAGAGTAATTGTTACTGGCTTACACCAAATCACATCTGCAGAACCTGGATGGCCGCCTGCTCCTGTCATCTGTGTGCCAGATTTGACCATAAAGTGTGATCCTGATGTGGGTTCAAACTTTAACAGTGCTCCTTCTGTAACATATTTGAGATTGTTGGTATTGCTGGATCCTACACTCACAGCATTGCCATCACTGTCTTTCAAATAGCCTGTCACTTGATTGGTTGCTTGTGTGGTTTTGTTCCAAGTGGTGACTGGCGGTTCAACTCTGCCATAATTTTTGTAGTAAAATTGTTTCAATGCACTTGAAGTCAATGCATCAGACAAAGATGTGTTGATGACTTTTTCAACATCATCACGTGTTGTGAACTGAAAATCAAATGTCTGTGTGCTTTCTTCTTGATACAATAATCCATCGTCTGCCACAATGTTGGTTTGCGAATACACACCTGTAGGATCAGTGATGTCTAAGAATCTTGACACGCCTGATGATGATCTCATCTGTGATTTAATTTTTGCAATTGATTGATTTTGTATGATTGGTAAAATTTGATAATCTTCTGCTGTGATCATTCTGTTGTTGGTGTAGAATGATTGCGGTGCTTGTGTTTTGATGTCTTGTATGGACTGTGATGCCGCGGCATTGGTCACAGCAGATTGCAGTGATGCTGTGAAAGTGAGTGTGTTGGTTTGTCCATTCCTAGACACATAATCAATTTCAATTGAAATGTTTTGCATGTCGGCTGTGTTGATGTTGTAACTCAATCCATTGCTTTGTCTAAAACTGCATCTGAAGTTGCCTTGTGGTAAAGTTCCATACACACCATCTGAAAACTCAAGATCAACTTGGTCATTGGTTTTTGTAACCACAGCAAATTGGTTAGTGATGTTATTGGCCAGTTCATTGTAAATGATGTTGTTGCCAACTATAGCAGGCACCTTGGTCCATCTCTGTTCCAACACTCCATTTTGATCAAGTTTGAACAAGAACACATCATCGTTGTTGATGTTGTTCTCTTGAATTGACACCACTGTGTTGGGTGCTGTGTTTTTAATTGAAAAGTCCTGGGATTGCAGTGTGCCTTGTCTGAAGTGGAAAAAATATCCTGTGTTGTTTGATCCAAATCCTCGGTTGTCATTTCTGTACAACACGCTCATGGAGTTTCCTGCAATTGGTGGCTCTTCATATATGAATGTTTCATTAGCAAATGAACACGGCACCACTTCAAAATCCATGTTGACGCCGTTGATGTTTTGTGAGAAAGGAATTACTGGTAGGCCAAGATTGGCTCCATTTATTCTGTACAGTTGTGTTTGTATGCCAGCAATGGTGTCACTCATTTCAGGTTTGTTTACAAATTGCCCTTGTGGTAAACTTGCATTGAGCACAGCATTGAATTGATCAAGGAAATTGTCATTGGTCAAATCATTCCATAGTATAGCAGTGTTGGAAATGTCCTGTCCATTTGAATCCAACACACTTTCTGTGGTGGACACAGAAGTAATTTTTAAAAACCCTGATGCGGCTGTGTTTCTTTTTGGCTGATATGATATCAGCCTTGCCAGTCTCAGCACAGATTCTTTGCGTTCTGCAAGATCAATGAAGTTTTCTCTGGCATTGAGATCAACACGATATGAAATAGACTGTGCCACATATGATATCATATCAATCAATGCCACATATTCTGATGATTCAATGAAGTCATTGAACGACTCAGGATAGTTCAATTGAAGATAGTCTATCAGTGTTCTTCTGATGGTGTCAAAATCGTAAGATTTAAAATCTGCTTGTTGGAAAGTGCGATATATTTGTTGCCACACTGTGTTGGCCAAAAGACTGTTTTGTCGGGTGTTAGAAGCCATATAGAATATTTATTGCAAACAATATGTGACCTGTTAATAATTTGTGGTTTGGTTTGAAAAAACTTGGCTAGGACCTTGCAGTAATCCTTGATTTTGGTCAAACAACAGATTAATTGTCTCGCCTATGGCATAACCAATGTACAATACAGTCATTCTAACTGATAAACCGTGATCAGACTCTTGCACTTCAATTTGATCCAGTGTAACTCTAGGGTCATAGTTGACCACTGATTCAACATCTTGAATCACTAGATTTTTTGTTTCATCATCCAGTGGGTCAAACACATACAACCATATGTTGGTGCCGAATTCAGGATTTTCAAGTTTTTCACCTTTGCGAATATTGAAATGATTCAACAAGTCCTGTTTGACCAATTCAATATCATACAGTTTGGGATCTTTAAACTCTCTGCCTTGCGTAGAAAAGCCTTTGAAAATCTGTGTGTTTACAGATGTTTTCTTTGTTTGCTTTTGATTTGTGAAGTTTACAATTGCCATCAGTTATATTTAATCTCCTACAAATACATCAGTGGAGCCAGTTGCTGTGTGACCACACGTGGCTGCATCATCTGCATTGCACACTGCCACTCCGCCAACAAACACATTGTTGGATCCTGCTGTCATTGTGGCGTCGTTGTGTGGCGATATGCCATGACTGGCAACTGCATTGCCGTTTACAACCACCTTTTCTGCGTTGGCAAACACAGTCGATTGTGTTGCAATAAGATCGCCAACTGCGGCATCATTGTCTCTGCAGATGCCTGGCATTATGGCGTGAACCTTGAATCTAGTCCGGTTTCTTCTCTGTCTGTTTCTTGTGGACGTGTAAACAGTCTGCGTTTGTTTTCGTGTTCAGCATATGGTTCTTGAGTGGGCACACGCTTCATGATTGATTTAGTTTGGTTTACTCCAACATTATCGAAAAGGCTTAATTGTTGCACAACAGTAGCTCCAACATGACCAGATACTACTGCATCTGCATCCAAGTCTGTTGTAACGCTTTTGACCAAAAAGTCTGTGCCTGCAAAAATATCAACATTGGTGCCTACCTCAATTTTTCCGTTTTCTCCTGCATATAATTTGTAGTCTACCCCTGCTTTCTGATTGATGTTTGATTCTGCAATCATTTCAATATTGGCCTTTGCATCAACATGCACTCTACCTGTGGTGGCTGATGCTGTTGAATTTACAAGATTAGCTCCTGCATTTTGCCCAGTGGCTTTGATGTTGACATTTCTACCTGCTTCAATGTTGACATCACGTTCTGCACGCATGTTGAAATCGTTGTCTGTGTGTACACTCACTGAGTCTTTGGCATAGATGTCAATCTTGCCGTCTTTTGAAAATTCAATCCAAGCAGTGCCATCATTGTTGATGATGTATGCCAAACCTTCTGTGTTGTGCAACAACAACTGTGCTCCAGATCGTGTTCTCAAACGAATCAATTCATTTTCAATTTCTGTTGCATTGGCGGTGCCTTCTCTCAACACCGGTGTACCGTCGTCCATCACAAATGTGTTACCGCCCAGTCGCGAATGTGCAACTTTAGCAAAATCAAATTCATCGCCTGAATCACCATATATCTTGCCATGTCTGTTGATGGCATTTTGTTTGGCAGTTTGCTGTCCTTCGAAGTCAATGGGTCCAGGAGTTGATATTCCAAACACCTGAGATGGTGTTTCACGTCTTGCTGATGAGGTTGTAGTGCCACGCACATCATCTTTAGCCAATCCCTGTTCAATCAGTGTGTCAGTGTGTGGTGCATGCACTGGTCTCACTGTGAATGCATTATCGTCTCTAACTTTTTGATTGATTCTTCGAACATTTTCAGATTCAGCCTTCCGCTGTGCTTCTGCCACAGGTGCTGATTCCAATGCTTCTGTGTCATTGTATTTTGTAACTTGTTCTGCATTGCCCACAAACTTGCCGGCACCAATGCCTGGTGTCATGTGATTTATAAAATCTTCATACACACATCCAATCCAATATGCATTATTAGGATTGCCGTCTGCAAACAGCACCAACACTTTGGTGTCTACATCTGGTGGCACCATCCAAAAACCGTATGACTTTTGTGTGTTGGCAAATTCTCTATCTCCAGCAGAAGTATCTCTCAGTGGTGTTTGGCCAGCAAAAGGAGAACAGTAAGAACAGGGCACTGTGGTTGCACTAGCATTTTTGTCATCGTATTTGCCATGCAGATCAGGAATATGCACAAACAGTCTGCCCATCCTGTTGACATCAGTGGGATTTTTGACATAGCCAATATAAGGACCGGGATTGAGTTTGATCTCCTGTTCAAGATCTGTGTATTTTTTTGATCTATTTTCTGCCATTTTTTTTATTTGTTATATAAATTTAACCTATTGTTGTTTTTTCGTACCACTGTTTCGGCGCTATTGTCTTTGCGAAACTTTAATTTTTTCAAGTAGTTTGACCTATTATCATTAGTTGTCACACCAACATTAAGGTTATTGTCGGCGTTTACATCGAATCCACGTGCTTTCATTGCATTTGTATTAGTTTTTGTGACATTGTTACCGGTGTTGTCGCCCGTCACACTGTTGCGAAAATCACTTTGTTCACCAAGATAATTTCTCAATGCTTCATACTCTACTTTTTGTTGGTGTCTTAGAATATGATCTTGATACACATCATCTTTGCCTATACCTCCTGGATTATTAGCAATTATATCTGTGCCAGGTGTCTGACCAAGATTTTCTCTTTCTTGATCTGTGGCTTGATGACGCATTCTCACCATCTGCAACACATTTGTAAACACACCGCCAGTAAATCTTGATTCGCATATGAACACTTTGTATTTGCCTTCAAAGAATGCCGCATCTTGTATTTTGAACAGTCCTGTTCGGTCATCAAGATCAGTAGGTGTTTTAAAATCAACCTGCACATACACTTCATATTCATCTCCAGTCACTGCACCAAATCTATCAATGCTAGGAGATCCTTCCTCAAACGAGTCTGCATAGGATTTGTTCAGCACACTTTTTTGTTCAATCCACACAGGATCACCAATTATTTCCATCGTGGTGACTAACAAGTCAGCGGACGGGTCTTGTATTATTTGTTCGAAAATAGTTGCAACTTCGCCGTTGACCGTGTTGAGATCAGCAATGAATCCATCTTTGTATTGTCTTTCTGCTTCTTTTGAAACTTGGGTGGTGCCTAGACCTTTGGCTCCTGTGGTGTTTTCTTCTGTGCTCTCATTTGGCTGATTGCCAGAATTTGTGCTTGTTGATGCATCATCATTACCACCTTGTTTAAAATAAGGTATAGCTTGATAAAAAGCAAACTTATAGGTTACATTAAAATCAATGATGTCCTTGTTTTGGCCAGTGTACAAATATTGATACTTTCTAACTGGAATCACATTGCTGGCAAGATCAGTGGCTTCTTTTTTGAAATAATTGGCAGTGGCTTGAAATCCCCTCAATACCCATATGAATTCATATTGAGGTCTATTGCCGCCACCTCCTTCTTTGGTTATATCAATCTTTAGTCTTGTTGCTGTTCGCAATGCCTTTAAAAATTCTTTGTTGCCTTTGGGTTCACCGTTTTCATCAAATTGGTTGCGATAAAAATCACTTTCTCTCACCACTGCTTCAATAAAAGCTTGCATGGCTGTGCCAGCAGGCACAGTGACCTCACGCAGATTTTGTGATCTAGCCGACGGTGATTCTACATTGGATATGTTGAATACATTTGATGAGGATGAATTTACATCATAAGGAATCGTTGAACCAATTATTTCAGCATCTGACTCATCAATGCCAAACGTGTACACATCCGGGTCAATGATTCTGTTGTCTTGTTTAAGTTTTTTCAAAGTGTCGTTGTGCTTGTTGA